AATGCCTGCCGATATTCAATTCGATAAAGCAAAGAAGAAGAAAAAAGAACGAATTTACGATGGTAGAACAAAGGCAGGACGTAAATTTGTTGAACGAATAATGGCTCGTAGAGAAGCTCGTAACAATGTTAAGTAAGATACTTATTGGTATGATGCTCATGATGGGTATTGGTGGTTACTTCTATTACACCTCTACCCAAGCTGAACTTATTACTCTTAGAGATCTAAATAAAGCATATGAATTAAAGTTTGAGACTCAGGAAGATACTATTAACCAAATGCAAAATTCGTATGCAGTACAAACAGAATCATTAAATGAAATGATTCAGCAAAATCAAAATATTCAACTTGAAATGAATCGCTATTTAAATATTTTTAAAAGACACGACTTGGCTAAACTAGCTGCTGCTAAACCAGGGCTAATTGAACCTAGAGTCAATGGAGCAACGAAGAATGTATTTGAGTCACTTGAGAATGACAGCGACTTTAGCACTACTAACCCTAACAATTAGTGGATGTTCTATATTAAAACCTCAGTCAATACCAGTAGAGATTAAAACAGTACCAATCAAGGTACCTATAACTCAGCCAGTATTGCCGCGACGTATCGATTTGAAGGAACCATATTGGTATGTAGTGTCAGATAAGAATTTAGAAGAATTTCTAGAAAGAAATAAAAAGGAATCCGGCGGAGTATTCTTTGCAATGTCCGCCGGTGACTATGAGTTGATGGCGTATAATCTTCAAGAGATTAAACGTTATGTCAAAGAACTAAAGCAGGTTGTGATATACTATAAAAAAGTAACTACGTATGATGATGAACCTAAACCAGTTAACGGAGCTACTAATGCCAAAGCAGAATCAGAAACAAATCAAGACCGCTGAGTATACACTTGGAGAACGAAGCCTTATTGCAGCCAAACTTGCGCAATTAGCATATAAGTCTATTGTAGATACATCAAGCATTAAAAAGCTCGGATTCACCTCATGTAAACTCTTAGCGCATGATGGTGCAGAATGTTTAATCGTTCGCAATAAGTTTGATTTATGGATTGCATTCCGTGGTACTGAACCAACCAAATTCAATGATATTATGGCTGATCTTAAGGTTATAAAAAATAGTGCAGTTGCTGGTGGTAAGGTGCATGGTGGATTCCAAGAAGAAGTCAATGATCTATGGCCATTAGTGCTTGCTGAAATTGAACAAAACTCACAACTAAAGAGTCCAAAAAATGTTTATATGTGCGGTCATTCTCTTGGTGCTGCTATGGCTACAATTAGTGCTAGTCGTTATCAACCCAAAGAATTATACACCTTCGGTTCCCCGAGAGTCGGAGGAAGACAGTTTATCAAAAATGTACAGTGCGAGCATCACCGATTTGTTAACAACAATGACATTGTCACTAAAGTTCCTCCTAGCCTGCTTAGGTTTAAGCACCATGGTACTCTTCATTACTTTAATGCATATGGTCAATTAAGAAACTTAACTGGTTGGCAGGCAGTTAAAGACATTTTTAGAGGTATCTGGGCTGGTTGGAAACGCGGTAAATTCTTTGATGCATTAACAGATCACTCCATGGTTAACTATATAGAATTCGTAGATGCCAATAAAGAGGATATAGTATAATGTATTACTTTATCCTCAAATCTATTCTCGGCTCCCTTATTGGAAGCTCATTTTATCAATGGTGGCAAGGTACTCGTATGGGTATCTGGTTCCAGAAGCACTTAGATGCTTTCATGGAACATGTTGCTACTAAATACGATATAGAGATTGCAAAGAAGGACGCCAAGTTCGTCAAGCAATTTCCCCTGGTCGCAGAACGTCTGCGTATTCTAGAAGAAAAAATCGCAAAACTTGAAAAATAGTTGTGTACAAATGCCGTTATTCGTGGTATAATACATATATTAAATAAAACACCTTAGGATGATTCGTAATGATATTAAACGTCATAAAAAGGGACGGAAGTCTCCAACCGTTCGATTTGGAAAAAGTACACCAGGTACTTGAGTGGGCAACCGATGGTATAACCGGTGTGTCTATTTCTGAAATAGAACTCAAAGCAAATATACAGTTATACGATAAAATTCCTGCATACTACATACATGAACTATTAATCAAGTCAGCTGCAGAACTTATTTCTGAACAAACTCCAAATTATCAATATGTCGCAGCACGTTTAGTTAACTATAAGCTTCGTAAAGAAGTCTATGGAAACTACGAACCGTGGGCATTATCTGATGTCATTACTTTTAATGTGGCTGAAGGAGTTTACGATAAGGGTATTGTAACTAAATATACTTTTGATGAACTAGAAGAACTTAACTCTCACATTAAGCACGATCGTGATGATACGTTTACCTATGTTGGTATGGAACAGTTCCGTGGTAAGTATCTAGTACAAAATCGTAAGACAAAACAAATATATGAAACTCCTCAGATTTTATACATGATGGTTGCCGCTACGTTATTTGGCGATTATCCTAAAGAAACTAGATTACAATATGTTAAGGATTATTATGATGCAATCTCACTATTCTACATCTCACTCCCAACACCAATTATGGCAGGAGTTCGAACTTCGACTCGTCAGTTCTCTTCATGTGTTCTCATTGAATCCGGAGATTCTCTTGATTCCATTAATGCTACTGCCACATCTATCGTAAGATATATCTCGAAAAAAGCTGGTATTGGTATTGGTGCAGGATCTATTCGTGCTGCAGGTGCTCAAGTGGGTGATGGTTCTATTGTCCATACAGGCTTAATTCCATTCTTGAAATACTTCCAATCTGCGGTTAAGTCTTGTTCACAAGGCGGTGTTCGTGGTGGTGCAGCTACAGTATATCTACCAATGTGGCATTATGAATTCGAAGATTTAGTAGTACTTAAGAACAATAAAGGTACCGAAGAGAATCGTGTTCGCCATATGGATTATGCATTTCAGTTAAACAAACTAATGTATGAACGCCTATTAAGCAATGGCAACATTACTTTCTTTGACCCACACGATGTTCCTGGGCTATATGAGTCATTCTTTGCAGATCAAGATAAGTTCAAAGAACTCTATGAGAAATATGAAAAGACTCGGTCTATTCGTAAGAAAACAATGACTGCAATCGAAGCATTCTCACAGTTGTTGACAGAACGTAAAGATACTGGTAGAATCTATGTACAGAACGTAGACCATGCAAATGAGCATGGTGCATTTGATCCTAAAGTTGCTCCTATTAGAATGAGTAATCTCTGCGCAGAAATAGATTTGCCTACCAAGCCATTACAATCATATGATGATACTGAAGGCGAGATTAGTCTATGTACACTATCTGCAATCAATTGGGGTTTAATTAACGATCCAGCTGAGTTTGAAAAGTATTGCAACCTTGCGGTTCGTGGTCTTGATGAACTACTTGATTACCAAGAATATCCGATTGCAGCAGCAGAGAAGTCTACGATGAGTCGCCGGCCGTTAGGTGTTGGTATTATCAATCTTGCATATTTCCTTGCTAAACGTGGTATGAAATATGATGAGTCTGCATATGAGACAGTAGATGAATACGCCGAAGCATGGTCATATTATCTCATCAAAGCATCTGCCGATCTTGCGAAAGAAAAAGGCAAAATAAGTGCAAATGATGATACGAAATATGCCCGTGGAATATTTCCAAATGATACATATAAGCGTGCAGTAGATAATATAATAGAGCATCGGCTCCGCATGCCGTGGACTGAGTTGGGTTGCCAAATCAGAGAAACAGGTATCCGGAATTCCACTCTCATGGCACTAATGCCAGCTGAAACATCTGCACAAATCAGTAATAGTACTAATGGCATTGAACCTCCAAGAGCCTTGGTATCATATAAACAAAGTAAAGATGGGGTTATGGCTCAGGTTGTTCCTGGGTATCACCACCTCAAAAATAAATATGATCTCCTATGGGACCAAGACTCTCCGGATGGCTACTTAGCAATTTGTGCTATTCTACAAAAATACGTTGACCAAGGAATCAGTGTCAATACTTCGTACAATCCTGCGAAGTTTGAAGATTCTAAGATTCCTATGTCAGTGCTCATCAAAGATCTTGTAACTGCTTACAAATTTGGTTTAAAGCAACTTTATTACTTCAACACCCACGACGGTGCTGGGGATACTGCTGACAGTGATCACCACACGTACGATGGTACTTCTCCTCCGATTATAGAAGATGAAGAAGATTGCGATAGCTGTAAAATTTAATTAAGGGAATACCGTTTAATGGCAATAAGTAAAACTAGCAAGAAGTCACACCTCACTAAGAATATGTTCTTAGATGAGGCTGTGGATATTGCACGATATGATCAGCTGAAATACCCAGAATTAGACAAGATAACAGATAAACAGCTGGGATTCTTTTGGAGACCAGAAGAAGTAGATGTGTCTAAAGACAAGAAAGATTTCAATGAGCTTAACGATTTCGAGAAGCACATATTTACAAGTAATCTTAAGCGACAGATTCTATTAGATAGCGTACAAGGTAGAGATCCAGCAATTTCGTTTTTGCCAATTTCATCTCTACCTGAAGTCGAGAACTGGATTCTAACGTGGACTTTCTTTGAGACGATTCACTCACGCTCGTATACTCATATTATTCGTAACGTGTATGCTAATCCATCTATTGTTTTTGATAACATTATGGATAGCTCAGAGATAGTAGATTGCGCACAAAGCATCTCAAAGTATTATGATGATCTTACTGCACGTAATAAAATATCTGCAGGACATGGTTCACTTGGCCATAAGAAAGCTGTATATATGGCTATGATGGGAGCAAATGCTCTTGAAGGTATTAGATTCTACGTATCATTTGCTTGTTCATGGGCATTTGCTGAACTGAAGAAGATGGAAGGTAATGCTAAGATCATCAAGTTGATAGCAAGAGATGAGAATGTACACTTAGCAGCTTCCACTACTATGATTAAACGTATGGTCAAAGAAGATCCTGATATGGCCAAAATTGCAGAAGAGTGTGTGGATGAAGTTGCTCAAATGTATATCGAAGTTATCGAACAAGAAAAATCATGGGCAAAATATCTCTTTAAAGACGGATCAATGATTGGTCTAAACGAGAAATTATTATGTGACTATATTGAATTTATCGGATGCAAGAGAATGCGTTCTTTAAGTATACATTGCCCATATTCTGTGTCAAAAACAAATCCACTTCCGTGGACAGAAAAATGGATTGGCGGTGGCAACGTTCAAGTGGCTCCGCAAGAAACTGAAATAACCTCATATATATCTGGTGGGGTAAAACAAGACGTGTCAGCTGAAGGTTTAGCTGGACTTAGCTTATAGGATTATATTATGCACATTGAAATATATAGTAAAGAAGATTGCCCATATTGCAAGTATGCAATTCAGAAAGCAGAGAGTATGGCTTTGTACACTGAGAAGTCAGTAACATATAAAAAGCATATGCTGGGTGAAGATTTTACACGTGAAGAATTACTTGAAAAGTTTCCAACAGCTAGAACGTTCCCTCAAATTACTGTTGATGGTGTATCCATTGGCGGTTGGACTGAATTTCAAAAGGTACAATAATGGCAAAAACACAAAGACAAGAGATCGACTGCGAAGCATGTTATAATAGAACAGCAATATTGTTTACTGAAGATCCTCCTGTCTTTTGTCCAGTGTGTGGCGAAAAATGTGAAGAGCTTTACGACTATAGCGAAGAGCTTGATTTTGATGACTAATATATAAAGGTATGACAACACAATGGCTATACAAAGACAAAGAGTTCAATCTCGCATCAGACAGCAATCCCAAAGACGGGTACGGTTTTGTTTATCTGATAACCAACCTGGTAACAGGACAAATGTATGTGGGGAAGAAATGGTTCTGGAAAACCAAGACACTTCCAATCACCAAGACACGGAAGCGAAGGAAGAAGCTATTAGTTGAATCCGATTGGCAGACTTATTATGGATCTAATGATCGGCTTAATAATGATGTAGAAGAATACGGTGTAGAAAATTTCAAGAGAGAGATTCTACATCTATGTAAAAGCAAGGGCGATTGTTCTTATATGGAAGCAAAGGAACAATTTGAACGGGATGTACTTTTAACTGATTCCTACTATAATGGTATTATAGCATGTAAGATCTCTGGAATGCATGTAAAAGCTTTAAAGGAAGATTACGTTAAAAATATATTAAAATAACTGTGTACAAATATAACTAATTATGGTATAATACATTATGAAAGATAATATTGTAAAGTTTCCAGTAAAGCCGCGGGTTCTGCACATGCAGAACCAATTAGAAGAAAAGTACCATCAAGAACAGATTGACCAGGATAACGCTGTAGACATGTCCCGCTTCTTGTTGGACATAATAACAACGGCATTGCGAGAGCAAGAATGGGTTCCAGAATATAGTAAAATGGATTTTACCGATGTTGATGCGATAGAAACCAAAGATATGTCGGTTGTGCTAAATTGTATAACAGCAATGTTATTGCGATACAAGGGGTATAAACACTTTCTCGACGAGGAAATGGATTATATTAGATTAATGCTATTAGAAATATCTGCGCAATACTCGCATGATGATGATGATTTAGATGATGAATGGGATGATGAATAAATGATATTAGTAGATTTTAACCAAATTGCATTAAGCAATATATTTGTACAGAAACTAAATGAAGAAAATATGATTCGTCATATGATCCTCAACAGTCTTCGAATGTACAACGTAAAATACCGCAAAGAATTCGGCAACATGGTTATCTGTTGTGATGCAGGTAATACATGGCGCAAGCAATACTTTCCGTATTACAAAGCCAACCGCAAGAAAAACCGTGACAGCTCAGATCTTGATTTTAACGAGATATTTCGTATCCTCAATATGGTACGTGACGAGATCAGTCAAAACCTCCCTTATAAACTTATTCAGATGGATGGCTGTGAAGCCGATGATATTATCGCAAGCCTTGCAATGGAGACTCAAGAGTTTGGTAAAGATGAGAAGGTTATGATTATCTCTTCTGACAAAGACTTTATTCAATTACAAAAGTACGGCAATGTGTCACAGTTTTCACCTATGCAGAAGAAAGTAGTTACTGATAAGAATCCTCGTATGTACCTATTCGAGCATGTGATTAAAGGTGATACCGGTGACGGTATTCCTAATATACTATCTACTGATGATACTCTTGTGACTGACGGTAAACGTCAAACACCGGTGAGTAAGAAGAAGATTGAACTTTGGTTAGAGAATGCCGAAGATTTAAAGTCGGTAATGGATGATGACACATATCGCAACTACCAACGAAACAAAACTCTTATTGACCTTGCTGAAATACCAGTTACTGTGAGAGAAAATATTATAAATACTTTTGAGAGCACTAAGGTGCCAATGAAGATGAAAGTATTAAATTATCTAATTAAAAAACGATGTAAACTATTGATTGATAGTGTTGAGGAATTTTACACATATGGCTAATAAAAGACTACTAATTTCTGAGATTTTTGAACAAGCTGCAGGAATTAAAACGAAACCAGAAAAGATTGCTTTTCTACGCAGAAACACATCCCTAGCATTAAGGGATATTATCAAAGGTGGATTTGATGAATCAGTCAAATTCAATATTCCTGACGGAGCACCCCCTTATAAAAAGGATGATGCACCAGTCGGGTTCCAGCCATCATCATTGCATGCTCAAACACGCAAATTCAAGTATTTCGTTAAAGGCGGTATGGGAGATCGTATCAACCCAAACCGTCGAGAAACAATGTTCATTAATATACTAGAATCAGTGCATCCAAGTGAAGCTGAACTAGTTATTGCAATGAAAGACAAAAAGCTGAAAGGAAGATATAAAGGCATCACTAAGGCGCTTTGCGCTGAAGCATTTCCTTCGCTTTTTCCAGACTTAACAAAATGAGATAATTAGTTACCACCTTATATAATGATCAAACCTAACTTTTAACGGAGAAACACCCATGAGGTTACATGAGATCGAACGACTTAAGCGGGATAGGAATGAGATACTTCATTATCAGCGCAGGATGGAGAAAAAAGGTAAAGACACCCACGTGTATAAGTTACAGAAAAAGATTGAATATATTTCTGAGTATATACAAGAACTATCGAGGGCCTCATAGATAGAAAAAACCGAAAGTAAACTTCGAAAGGGGTTTACTTTCTCTTTAAAGTGTGATATAATATACATTATGAATATATTTAAACTTGACAATGATCCAATTAAAGCAGCGCAACTACAATGCGATAAGCACGTCGTTAAAATGATTGTAGAATCAGCGCAAATGTTATCAACCGCCCATCGGATGCTAGATGGCAAACTAGAGACACGTAAAACACGATCCGGTCGCAATGGCCGATATTATGCGTTACCAGATGAACGCGAAGATGTTCTCTATAAAGCAGTACACTTTGGTCACCCATGTACTGTGTGGACCATGGAATCTCGTGCTAATTATGTTTGGCATTACATTCACTTTCTAGGTCTATGCGACGAATATACATATAGGTATGGGAAAACTCACGCAACCGATAAATTACTTAAAGGTTGGTTAGTGAATATTCCTGACAATATTCCAGATGGTAAGCTAACACCGTTTAAATTGGCCATGGGATCTAATCCCGAATGTATGACCGAAGATGCAGTGGAATCTTACCGTAATTATTATAAAACAAAGAAGGGTCGCTTTACTATGGCCTGGACTAAACGAGAAGTACCGGAGTGGTTTAATGCCAACATATAGTATTAGAAACATTGAAACTGGCGAGCTGGAAGATGATGTATTTATGTCATGGTCCTCTCTACAAGAATATCTAAAAGAAAATCCTCACCTTCAATCGTGTATTACAAAAGCTCCTAGCTTAAGTAGTGGCGGTAATATTGGCGCTCTAACAAGAGCAGGAGATGGTTGGAAAGAAGTTCAAGATAAAATAAAAAGCGGATTACCGCCACGGCTAAAGGATAACATTAGAACAAAATGAATAATTCAAAACCCGCGCGTTTACACTTAGATCATCTAAGCCAATTAGAACCAATGACTGCGAATCAAGAAATTGTATTTAAAAGTTGGGAAAAGAATAATATGGTATTATCTGGTTCTGCTGGAACTGGCAAAACCTTTATTAGTTTATATCTAGCGCTAAAAGATGTGCTCGATAAAAAAACCCAATACCAAAAAGTACTGATTGTTAGATCTGCTGTACCTACTCGAGATATGGGATTCCTCCCGGGAACTCAAGAAGAGAAAGAAGCAGCATACACATTACCGTATCAGATTATCGTTAACGATCTGTTTAGTGATCCTGGAGCATGGGGTAAACTAACACAACTCAAACAAGTAGAGTTCTGTACTACATCATACTTACGTGGTATGACATTCAATGACTGTATTATCATCGTGGATGAAGCGCAGAACTGCAACTATCATGAGCTATGTTCTATTATTACTCGTGTTGGTGAGAATTGTAAGTTTGTTATGTGTGGTGATTATTATCAATCTGATTTTACTCGTCAAGGTGACAAAGATGGTATCAATGACTTCTTAAAGATTTTAGATAATATGAATCACTTTGAAGTTGTCGAATTTGTTTGGAAAGATATTGTTAGATCGGGTCTTGTAAGAGACTTTATCATGACAAAAGAGATGCATGAGAGAAAGTGATATGGAATATAAAGGAATGTACTACGGCCTTACGAAATTTAAAACGTTTTATTCAGACGATCAGACCTTAAAAGTTGAGGTCTGGGACTTTGACGATGTAGGCTATGGGATCCGGGTATATAAGGACCAATCCTGGGTACTTGATGAATATTATGAAGGTAAGAATGTTCTTTACGCAGAAGATGCGGCCGAGAACATCACCTTAGGAATTAAAAAGGTGCTGCAATAATGCCTACATATACGTATAAATGTAAAGAGTGTGATCATCAATTTGATATAGTACAACGGATGTCAGACAATAAATTGACCGAATGCCCAGAATGCAAGAAAGAAGAGCTTACAAAGATCATGACCCCCGGAGCTTCCGGGGGATTCCAGCTGAAAGGCAAAGGCTGGTTCAAATCAGGCGGTTATTAAAACCGCCTTCCTTATAACAAAATGTTCTAAAGAAACTTAAAATAATTGTGTACATCACATAGTACCTATGGTATAATGGTTACATAAATTGAGTTGAGGAATAAAATATGTTAAAATTCGAAAATACAGCTAACGTCGGCGACATTATCAAAGCTTTTGACTTCCAGCCTATGGATGACCGTGATGATTCGTACCTAATCGGAAGTGTTCTTGAAAAAGGCCCCATGTACGTAGAAATGAATGGTCGTCAGGTGCACCTCTGTAACGGTTATAGAGTTTTTGTTAAAGACTCCTGCACAGCTTCAGCTGGGTTTGATGCCGATCGAATCGGAACTGAGATGATCGTTCCATTCGAGACGGGTATAACCGAGTTTGACAACCGAGTTGAGGTGATTGTATAATGTTGACTATAAAAGATAAAGTAAAGGCAGTAGTAGCTGGATTGTTTGGAGCAATAGTTCTGAGTGTCGTTGTTAATTATGTGGATAGTATTCTGGATCAACCAGATGTACACTTCAGTAATTCTACTGGCCAGTGCGTCAAGGTTCTGAACTATACAGAAAACGATAGATACTCGTGTGATGATCTGCCAAAACGTTATAACCATGTGTGGGTACTGTAATGTCTGAAGAAAAGCACCTAAATAAAAAGTGGAATAGTCTTACTGACCTATATCGTTATCTAGAAGCAAACGAAATCGAGGTCATTAAGGAATTTACTGGAGATCGTCTTGTGACTAATAAGAGAACGTATGGATTATTTGATGGAAATCTAATGTTTGAGGAGAAGGGGTTATGAAAATAGATATAGAACCATTTGTTGAATTTGATGGCCGTGGTGTAATGGTCGGCGTATTTATCGGCGATCACGATCAGGATTGTGTTGAACCATATGTAAGTCTGTCCGATGTGTGCAAGAGCAACATTGATGCACATAGATTAGTCGGTGGTAAGCTTGCTGAGACCGGTTATGATGATATTGCTGCTATGCGTGAGCAATTAGTGGACGCGTTAGAATATATAGATCAAATTATTAATGATGGGGCATTCGATCGTGTATTTGATAGTGTATTTGATAGTGTATTTGAGAGGGATGTAACCAATGACAATGCCAAATGAAAGACGTAATGCTGTTAACCGTACTCGTATATTCTTACTTGACTTAATGGATCCTAAGAAGACACCACGTGTACCAAAATCCATAA